AAGGATTACAAATTTTAACAGATAATTGTGATGCATTAATTTATATAGACATAGGACACAGCAATTGGCTCAGTCCTGTTGAAGCAAGTAAATTACTAAATAAAGTTACTAACAAAAATGTTAGAGGTTTTGCAATTAATGTAAGCAATTATAGGTCTACATCAGAAAGTACGAAGTGGGGTCTAGAATTATGTGAGCATAGACCAAATGACTATTTTGTAATAGATACAAGTCGTAATGGCAATGGTCCTCATGGTAATGATTGGTGTAATCCTCCAGGCAGAGCATTAGGAACTCCACCTACCTGTGATACAGGCGAAGAAAAGTGTGATGCATTTTTGTGGATTAAGATACCCGGTGAAAGCGATGGTAAAGCAAACAAAGGACCTAGAGCAGGAAGATTTTGGGGTGAAATGGCAGAACAATTAGTGAGAAATTCAGATGGCAACAATTAAATATTTTTCTGATCCATTTGAATATTGTATTGCTAAAGATTCAATATTAACAAATTATTGCACAGACTTATTTCACAAATGCAATAATACACCAAAAGACTACAATAGAATGTATGTAAATGGTATAGAACAACACAATGACGGCGTACCAAACGTAATAATGGAACCTGATTGTTTTAGCCTTTTACATGACTTGATAGAAGAAATTAAAACTAAATATTTTAATAAAAATTTGCCTAAAGGAAAATGGTCTTTTAATATAGCAGAAACAAATTTAAGTGATACTGCTCCTAATTTAGATCCTCATACAGATGATCCTGAATTGTTATATTCAGAAGGCGCAGAGTATCCTGGTTATTTAAAGTTTTTAGTTTATCTTGCAGATGATATACAGTATCAAGATTATGGTACTAAATTGTATACAGAAGATAATTTAAAATTTAAACTAAACAAAGAAATACCTTTTAAAAATGGAACTGTGTTTGTTTGGCGTACAGGACCTAACTCATGGCACGGTACAGATTTTTGTACAACAAGAAAACACAGAAGGTTTTTTATTTGTGGAGAGTATATAAAAAATGAGTAGTTATTGGGAATGGAATAAAAATAACTTTCCTTGGCATTATGATCCAAGCAGTAAAGAATCTGACGTAACTTATGTTGGAAGATTTGTTAATGACAAATTAGAAAAACATGTACAAGAAGCAGTAAGTAGATTTACACCTGACGATGAATACGACGAAGTAAGTTTTAAAGGTGAGCCATATAATGAAGAAGCAAGAATAATTATGGAAGGATATCATAATGATTTGACTAATGCAGGATTTACTTCACAAAATACTGGTGGTAGACAAACTAGAAACTTGCCAAACTTTTTTCATTTAATGGCACAAGCATCTGGTTTGTGGAACCCACAAATAATGTTTTTAGAACAACCTCCTGGTAAGTGTATTCCTTGGCACAGGGATAGTTATAATAATTATAGAAGAAACTTTGCAAAAGTAAGTGATGAAACAGAAGTTATTAGATACTTAGTGCAACTTAATGATTGGAATTGGGGACATTATGTTCTTGTAGGTAATGATGTTATACATCAATATAAGATAGGAGATGTACATTGTTGGCCCGAAGGTATATATCATGCTACTGGCAATGTAGGTTACTGGCCCAGATATTGTTTAACTATAACAGGTTGTGTTAGACCCGGCGCATTACATTTATCAGATAAAAAGGAATTTAAATTATGAAGCCTTTTATCAAATTAAATGAATCTTTCGATTTTCAATCTTTGCAAAAAGATGTATTAGATGTTTATGAAATTATTAAAAAAGATGCAATAAACAATGAATATGAATATCTAGCAAATAGAAATATAAGTTTAACTGTATCAGAAGAAAACAGTGATGATTGGACAGACGGCATTGCAGGTAAAACTTTTATTAATAAAACACAAAGCGATAATTCAATAAATTTAAATACTCAAATAACTCGTGAAAGCAATGAAATGCTTAATGAAAAGTTATATGTACATCCTATAAATCAAATTAAAGGCACATACATAGAAGAACTAATATCAAAATATTCTGATGTTTATAGATGGAGATTGAGTATATTACCACCTAGAACAACATTGAGTATTCATGTAGATGGTAGTCCTTTGATGTATACACTTCAAGGCGGAGGTGCAGTAATGGACTGGCGATTGCATTTCCCTATTACTACTAACAATAGATGTTTTTTAGTTAATTGGCCTAATAATTTTGGTACACCAAGTGATGAAGGCGAAGAAATTAATTTACAAATAGCAAATTTTAAATCTGGTAATTCTTATCTTTTAAATACAAGCATGATGCATTGTGCTACTAATTACAGTAACCAAGAAAGAATACATTTAATTGCTAGTTTAAGTTCCGAATCTGTTAGGAAGTTTTCTGTATAGTAAACGGAGAATGTATGCTCCACATAGGCGGTAAACGTCTTGTACCAATTTTATCATTAGGGAATAATTCTTTTAAATATTCTCCAACGTAATCTGAATTCCAAAACCAAGTATAGTGAGTTGCTTCTCTAACTCCGTCATCACCTTCTGTTGGTACACGTTTTATGTGTGGTCTAATGTCATCGTTATTGATTAGACAGAAATGGTCAGCAGTTTCTGTAGTTTCGATTAATCCTTCGTCAAGCATACCATACTCATGTGTTCTTCTTACTACAAAATAATTTAAAGACACTTCTCTGATAAACAAACCAAACATAATAGTACCGCCTGGATTAAGATGCTCGTAGCAATCTTTTAAAAGATTCTCTAAAATCTCAGGATCAACGTTTGCACTTTTCATATACATAATGATTAAATCAAATTTATCATCTGATACAAACGGCAAAGGTTCATCAATTACACCAGTTGGATTATTCATTTGATTATGATGATTCCATCTACGGAAATCTGCATTAGGAAATTCTTCTATGCCTGCTTCAATGGCTTCTAAATCATAATCAAATACAGCATAGTTTTCCTCAGCAACTTCATTTTCTGGATCTTTTAAAAGTGTTCCAGCATTACCCCATAGTTCTAAAACTTTTGCTGTGGATAAGTCAATATCTATATTTGAAGATTGCAACGTTGTTGCTATATATTTGTGCTTAGGTATATATGCTTCTACTGTCATAATTGCTCCTTATAATTATAACAGTATTTATTTATGGTAAGATGTAATGCCCACCATATCTGGTTATATCTTCTGTGAGTTCATCTGGGTGTATTTCTACAGGAGGATAGATGTTTGGAAAAACATGACACGGACAGTTCTGCGATGTACCTGCCCTTTCTATTACACCAGTTTTTTTATTTCTGTACCAACTTAGGCCTTCAGTTGCTTTATTAATATTTGGATCAATGTCATGCATTTTACTAGAAATATCTTCGTAACAGTCTGTGGTAGCAATTTCGTCCCAATCCCACTTTTCTTGTACACTTGCAGGTTGTCCTAATCTATTTACTGCTATTAAATCTGTTAAATTATTTACACCACAGCCTCGAACTTTTCCATCGTCTACTATAAAACCATCTCTTTCTCGATAAGTTGTAACCAAATGTTTTTGACCAACTCTCGGAAAATTTTCTAAGATCCAGTCCAATTCATCTCCCCATTCATCTAAATCTGCTTTAGGGGGATTTCCTTTTTGATTACCATGTGTCCAATTGTGTGGTTTATCCGGATACTGTCTAATACGATAAGCAAATTCAGTGTCAATATATTTGTCGATGTTTTGCCCACCGTCAAAAGTTTGATAGACAACATTGTCTAACTCTAATGTAAGTTTGTTTTGGGAATAATCGACTACCCAGTCTAATTGCATTTTAGACTCCTGATGGATTTATATCGTCTTTGTCTTCAGGTTCCTTGTCTAATGGACTCTCTTCTTCCGGTGAATAAAGTTCACCTTCTAGGTAATGTTTAGCAGAACCAATGTATTCTCCTGCTTTAACAATTTTGCCTTGCCACCAGTGTGGGAAATCTCCGTCAGGTAGGTCACCTAACATTTTGTATAATTCTACACTATACTTTCCTATCTTGTATAGTTCTTTTCTCATCATGTCTGATTCATCATCAACATGACCTATTGCTATTTTAGTAACAGTATCATCTTCCATAATAGGAAGTCCTGCTAGTTTTCTCATTCTGTTTAATTCTTCGTATGCTTTAGTACCACCAAATCCTGGACTTTCACCATCACCATCACATTTAGGACAAGCCTTAAGTGACTTCATATCACCGTCTTTGTACCCTGTGCCATTGCATGGTTCACAATCACCTTTGCTTTCTGGATCCTTTGTGTTTTCAAAAGTTTCAGGTTCTTTAATACCTTTTGCTTTTTTAACTTCTTTCTCATCATCACTGAAAGGACTTACTGTAGGTTTTTCATCAGGACGTTCTCTTCTCATAGTCTTTTCCTGATTGTATTCTCTTTCTAAACTAGGCATTTTTTGTTCTACCTGGCCTAGTGTTAATTTAGGATACTTGTCCATTAACCAAGCATAAAAATTACCAATGCCAAATTCTTTTCCCATAGCATCTCTTTTAGCGGCACGTTGCATGCCTGCTGTTTTGAAAATGTCTCTATCTAAATCTGATTTTGGCATATTATTTCCTTAACTACTGAACACCTTGTTCTGCTTTTAACTTGTCAATCATAGACATTACTCTAGGACCAAATGGTGAATTTAAAAGCATTTCCATATTTCGTGCCATTTCACTAGCACCTTGTGATGCTCTGTCACCTCTTTTACCTATCATGTCAATACCTTTGGCAATTTGTGCCGCTGATTGACCTGTACCTCTTGCGGCTTTAGTAGCCGACGCACTTGGACTTGCTTCTTCCATACCTGCAAGTTCTCTTAATCTATTTAAATCGTCCATTTCTTCCCCTTCGTATTCGCCATGGTCTTTATAGTCTGCATTGTTGACTACATCTTCTATGTAACCTTGAACAACTTCATCTCTATCGTCGTCCATGTGTAAGTTATGATCTCTAGCATATTCACTCATCTCTTGGTCAAGTTCTTCTATGCTCATGCCCATAACTTCTGCTAAGTCACCTTCACCTTTTTCGTATGCAGTCATCAAATGATTATACATCATATCTTCTCTGCTAGGTTCACCAAAAGGAGCACTTTCTTCTGCAGGCTCTCTTGGTTCTTCATACTCTGGGTGTGAATCATCGTACTGTTTTCTTAACTCATCTTGATCATAGGAATCACCATAAGTTTTTTTAAATTCTTCTGAGCTCATTTCTATAGCATCTTGAATGATATCTTTAGCCCAATTTTCTTCAATACCATAGTCTGCTCTAATATCAGATAAATCAAGTTGCTCTAAATCTTGTTGTTCTTCTTTGACCATGCCTTTTTTCTTAGCAAAGTCTAACATCTGCATTAAGCCTTCTTCTTGTTGGATAGCATCTTGAAACTTTTCTCTAGGTGATTTTTCTTCGCCACCTCTTTGACTTGGTAGCATTTCAAACATGCTTTTTAATGCTTTTGCTTGTGCAGGACTAATATCAACTGTTTTTCCATCATCAGTTGTAACACTTGTTACTGGAGTAAACTTTTTGATTTTCATTGCTTCTGCATCTTTACCTGCATCTTCACTATCAATAATTTTACCTAACTGATTTATCATGTTGTCTTGGCTAAATCCAGGACTTGTTACATAATCATCGTCATCGTCATCTTTCATTCCGGTATCTACATCACCAAAATTGATGGGTGCTTCTGATAAACCTGCTAATTTTTTAAGTATATCTAAATCTTCTTTCATTTTATCACCTAATAATTTATTTGTGAACAATGCAAATATAGTTTCATTAAAATTTCCAAAATACTGATTGAAAATTTCTCTTTGCTCTTGCTCACTTCCAACACTTGTGAATGCTTTTCTAAAAGCACTTGCACTTGCAACTTCACCGTTTGTTCCAACATTAGGAGCAACGTAAATGTAACCCCTTTCACTCATTGGAAGTGCTGGATGTTGCTTTAATGTATTTATCATCTGATAGTACTTTGGACCTGGTTCTCCTCGTACTCTCATGTCTAATCCTGTTTTAGGATCTACATTTTTCATAGGAAAACGGTCAGTATCTTTTTCACCAACAGCAAATATAACCATTGTGTCTTCTTGATTAAAGTTTTTAGTGTATGAATCTATTAAATAAGGTTGCGGTGCTTTGATTATTTTATCCATTGGAATGTCATGCAACTGTGCCATAATTTCTGCTTTTTCTTTGAAATTGAATGGACTTTTTGTGCCGTCAACTTTATCTGATGTTGCTACATAAATTTCTGCGTCTGAGAATGTTGCTTGAAGTTTTTTATATACTTCGGCATGATGTGGTAACATCGGTTGGAATCTGCCTGGATATATTACGACTTTTTTCATAATTCTACTATTCTTACTTTTAATGGAGTTGAGCCTTTTAGTAATCTATGATAACACCTTTTATTGATATGTATAGTGGACCCGGGGCCTATTTCTTTTGGTAGTTGATTATCAAATTGGAATTTCCAACCTACGCCTTCTATAACTTTAACAAATCTTGTTTTTTTATCTCTGTGCCAGACAAGTTCTTCATTGTCTACTGATAAATCAAATACTCTTTCAAATATGTTTTCTGCTATGTGAGTTTGTGCGTAAGGTTTCGACATAGCCTACCACCACTTTCCACCTTTTACTAGACCATAACGTGGAAGCCTACATGCCCAATATCCTGCTTTCATTTTATCATTTTTCTTTTCACAGTTGTGTCTAGCCGCAAATGATTTTGCTCTCTTTTTGTTTCCTGACTTTGTTTTTAACCCTGCATCACCAAAACTAATTTTCTTAACTCTGCCTGTTTTAGGATTTTTAACATAAACTTTATATTTTTTACCACCACCGGAACTTCTCATAGGCTTGTTAAGTTTTACTTTCTTGCCATTGTATTCTGCTTCGTTGGTAACACTTTCACCGGCATGCATAGCCGCCATGTGTTTTTTATATTTTGCTGTTCCTTTTTTATGTGGACTTTTACCATCCATCATTTTTTTATTCTTTGGATAACTAGGTGATGTTCTTTTCATTGCATTACGTCTTATTCTCATTAAGTCTTTGCCTAATTTAGTTTTAACGTCTGCTTCTTCACCGTCGTCAACTGCTTTAAACTTTTTACTGCCTTTATCAAATTTAAATTCTTTACCACGTTGGTCTTTTACTACATCTGCTATACCAACATCTTTGTATGCTCTTTCTTCTAGTTTAACATCATAAATCAGTTTAGCAACATCTCTAATCATGTCTGCCGCTTCTGGATTTACACTTTCTAATTCTGAATATAGTTCTGATGGGGACATTTCTGTCCAACGGTTATCATCACCTAATGCTTTGGCAAGCATTTTAGCAACAATCATTTCACCTTCGCTTGAACCTTGGTCTATTGCTTCACCAAATGATGTTAAAAACTTACCACCAATTTCTCTTGCTTTTGGTTTGCTTATTTCTGGATACATTTGTCTAAGTATGCCAGGTAATTCAAATGCATTCATTCTCCCTGACTTGACATAATCTTTATGCAACTGATTCATTGCATTTTCTAATTCTTCATCACTAGGCTGTGGCTTGTCTTTTAATGCTTTACGTTCTGCTTGGCGTTCATCATGCTGTATAATTTCAAGCCAATTTGCGCCTGTTATTTCACCTTGGTCACAACCAAATATTCCAACACCATCACATTCTGAACCTTCTTCGTAATCACCTGTTTCGTCATTGTAAACTTCTTCTTCACCATCCATATAGCCATTACCACCACAACCTGGACATATCCCGTCTTTTATGTATTCTTGCTCATTTCGGTCAAATCTATCTAAGTTATCTTGCATTTCTTTGTATGCTTCAGTTCTTTCATCAGCATCGTAGTACTCATCTGGCGTACCTATCATGCCTTCTTCATCTTCTATTAAATATGGAATATCTAGCCAAACAGTTTCACCATTTTTTAATTTTACACTTTCACCAACATCTGTGGCAAGCATTTCTTCACTTTCCCAATCTAGTTCTGGGAGAGCACCTGCTTCACGTAATTTTTTTGCGTATTGGAATGTTTCTAGATATGCTTGACTGCCGTGTCTAAACGGACTATCACAAAGTGCTATACCTTCTTTGACATGTCTTGCTATCGCTTCAAGTGATTCTCTTTTGTATGAAGTAACACCTTTGCCCATATATTTGTCAGGTACTAAACCATGTTTTTTCATTTCAGGTTCAATATATTCGTCTTGTACATCTGTACCTGCACGACTAAATTCTCTTGGATCTTTGCCTGTATCTTTTGCCCACTTTTTAGCGGCATCATGGTAAGCATAATAACTATCATTGCTACCTTCTGTGATAAGTTCATAAAATTTCATAGTTGTGTCCTATTTAACAACTATTTATCACAATTATAGTATTTTGTTAAGATTCTTCTGTGGGTTTTGGAACCATTACAATTTTTATGCCTCTACGATTTAATTCATTGCGACATTTTTGTTTTACTTTAGGTTTTCCACTGTCACTGTTGATGTAATCAAACAGTTCTTCTTTTGATTTGTTTTTGATATAATCATGAACTACTGTAACTCTTTTAGTTACTTTGTCCATTTGTTTGAATGATTTTGAAAATTTGACTGGCATCAGTTTCTTCCTTGTCCTCTGTATTTTTTGTGAGAACGTTTTTTGTGCTTGTTCATAGTGGAGGTAGATATTTTCACTTTACGACCTCTACCGCCTTGACCAATGGACGATGCCTTTTTACTGTATACGTGGGTTATTTTAAATGTAGATTTAGCCATTACCTCTCGACTGATTTAATTAATGTTTTTACTTATCCTTTTTTAATTTTGCTACTTCTTTTTCTAGGTCAATTATTCTTTGTGCTAATCTTGGATACTGTTGTAGCCATTTATCTTCTCTAGTTAGTATTTCTAAATCATATCTATTGGCTACCCAACCCATTAAATTATCCATGTGTTTTTGGAACCAAAGTCCTAATTTAGTATTTTTAAACCAAGAATAAAAACTACTGCCAATTATGCTTGATAAAATTGCTTTAAGTGATAATATGAATAACCAATACATTACTTACTCTTCTTTGTGGTATTGCTAACGTTCTTAGCCTTACCCTTTCTGTTCTTGTTAGGATCTTCCCTACGTTTCTTTCTTACTGCGGCACCAATGGCTTTCTTACCACCTTTGGCTCGTAAACTTGCGGCTCTGCTTTTGCTAAGACATTTAGGTTTGCCTTCACCTTTTTTGCTGTCACCACACTTACCAATTCTTTCACCTTTGGTATTGTATCGGTCCCAGCCGCCACCGCCGGCACCACCTTTTTTGCCTTTGCCAAACCATGCTCTTAAATTTTCTTCAACTGCTTCTTTTTTAACACAATTAGGCACACGTTTTCCAAACATTGTTTTCATACCTTTTTTCTCATAGCCTTTCCAACATTTTTCAACTATTGCTTCTACAATGCTTGGGTCTATTTCTTGTGCTGTAAATTGTTGCATTAAGTCAACAATGTCATCATCGTGGTCTATGATTTGATAATCCTGATCAATTATAAGTGCCACATTGTCTGCATAACCGTGATTCTCACCACTTAGTATATGCATACCATTACTTAATTCTATGTGGTCATCTTGATTTACCCATCTGTGAATAACTGATTCAACTTCCTCATGTGGAAGTTTATCCAATTTAGGTTCTGTATTAAGTTTTACAATATTTTCTACAATTTCATTAATCTTCATAAGCCATCTGATTCCTTTCGCCCCACTCTAAACTTACTTCGTCCTCATCAATAGGACCGCCTTTTGCCCATGTGTGGCATGTTCTCAAACTGTGACATTTAAAATGATGCATCCAACAATAACCTAATCTACCACCGTCCTCGTCATCACTGACTGATCCTGGCATACATTCTTCCATTCTAGGTGATATATCAAATGCTACACAATTACCGCATAAACTTTTCTTTGCGGCTTCAACAGTGGTATCCCACTGGTCAGCAACACCTTCCCAATAGTCACCTGGCTCATCTACATTTAGTGGACCATAGTTATACTTGTCTTGAACAAAGTCTCTGTTCTTGGTGTTGAGCTCAACGTCTTTGGTTGCTAAAGGACAACCTGATTCTGCCGCTTCAACAATATTGATGTATTGTCTTATTGTTTTCATTTTTTCTTTTTGGACTTGTTGCCCCAATTCTTAGCACCTTTCTTTCTGCATTGTACCAATGCACCACTGGCGTAAGCACTGGGCCATACTTTGTATCTTGATTTGACTTTGTGATAGCAGGCATCTTTTTTACCTTCAGATTCATGAAATATTGAATCTCCACATTTTGGACATAGATTAAAAGGTATCTCATTTTTCATTTCTAATTGTAAAACACCACCTTCTTTCTTATGCTTGTGGCGTCTCACTTGTACAGTTTTGCCAATTAATTTAGCAAGGTGTTTAATTAATCCTATATCGTCGTATGCTTCTTTTCTTAATTGTTCTAGTATGCTATTAATAATATCGCCTCTAGATGCTACTAATGATCCTTCATATAATTCTGATAAATCCAAAGCATTCATCACGTCATATATTACATCACTTGCGTTAATTGTATCTAAAACCTTGCCACTAGCAAAGTTACCAATTGGTTGTCCACCTACTTCCATTTCTGGATCTACACAATCTGCAACATCTAATTGTTCTAGTTGTTGAAAAATTGCATATTCTAAATCTTCTTTGTTTTCATAATTGGATTCTCTGCCAGAAAAGTTGTCTATTAATTTTTGAATACATGCTTGTTGTATAATACTTCTTTCTTCACCTTCATCCATTCTAGAAAGTATATCTGCTCTTTTATCTTTTCTGTCATAATCTTTTGCAGACTTATGAGCACCAGCACCACTTTTATTTCTAGAATGTTTAGCAACTGGATTAGGTTGCTTAGGACTATAAGGTTTAGGTTTTTGTGGTTTGGCTTCACCGACTAATTTACCTCTCATAGGATGAGGTGACTCATGACCTTTGTTAGGTTTAATTTTTTTAGGCTTAGGGTCCTTTGCTTTAACCTGTTTTGCCTCATTTAAGAAATCTTGTAGTTTCATTATACGTTCTCTAGTCTCACCATTAACCGTTCTGCACGATTTGTTACTTGCTTATGCCATCTAGAATCTCTGCCTTCTACTGCGGCTTCTTTCCAATCTTCTTTTAAAATTGCGGCATGCATTTTTCTAAATTTACTTAATCTAGTTCTACCCATGTTAAACATCATATTAACCAGGATCTGCTGTACCTCGTCTGGTAATTTTCCAAACACCCCTTCTTCGTATAGCAACTCACACTCTCCGATTGCTGTGTCGAGGTCTTTTTCAAAACACTCTTTGACTCTTTCTTCTGAAACTGGCGTGCCGACTTCTTGTCCGTACTCTGGATCCGATTCAAGTACCAAGTGCCCGACACCAAATGTTGGGTAGCCGAGATGGTCTTTGTAGATTTCATTTACAACTCCTTCATCAATTTTAAGTTGTTCAAATACTGCTTCTCTATTCAATTTACTATTTCCTCTAAAAAATCTTTTAAACATTATATGTGTATTTATCATGTTTACAATTTTTAGTCAAAAAAATGCCCGACCTAAGCCGGGCATTATTAATGTTACTAAATTACTCTAGTTTTTAAACACTACCTGCATCTGCAATAGAACCGTAATCTTTAACAGTAAGGTTCTCAGTTACAACTAAAACTGTAACAGTAGCCGCACCACTAGTGGCGGACCCTGCATCAATTGTTGCAGTTACATTTGCATTTGCTGTATAAATGTGTTGATAATTACTATGAAACTGAAATGTTTGGGTCATGTCTGCGTCATTAACAGTAAATAACCTATCAGTGTCACCACTATCTCCAACAATAATGCTTGTATCTGAATCTGCACTTACCCAAGGGCTAGGAACATCTACTGAAACACTATAAATTAATGAGTTTGCTGGGCATTCAAACAACGTTGTTGTGCCTGTGTTATATTGCACTTCTGTACTGACATATTGTGCAACAGCACTTGTGGCATTGTCAAATTGACCTTTAGTCAAAAATGCATTTGCCACTGTGGCATTTGCACCACGTACTTCTACTAGAGTTGAACCATCGTTGTCAGTAAAACTAAAAAAGTTGTCGTCGGTGTCTGTGAGAATTTTAAGTCCGCGTTTTCCTAATTGAACTAAATTAGCCAATCCCTTCAACGCAAAATTGTTTATATCTGCCATTTGGTTACTCCACTATAATCGATTATGTAGAACTTCTACATCATTATTTATCAAATTTTTGTAATGATATCCTTAAAGAAATCCTTATACAGTTCAATTCCTTTTTGGTTAGGGTGGCAATCTTCCTCTGATATCCAACATTTTGATTCAGCAGACAAAAATTGCAAAGGCTTGTTGTCTAAAAACCTATTAAAACATCTATCCCAATGAGGCCATTTTATATTATATCTAGTATTAGTACTACTACATCGTTTAACTGTTACATCTCCATGGTCATCGTATGCATGTATGAATCCCCAAATCACAGTCGCACCTTTAAAAATATTTGCATAGTTATTGGCAATTTTAATTGCATTGTATGTTTGCATTACAAAACCATCTGGTCTAGGATCTTCGTTATGATTATTAATTTTTTGTATATTCATGTTTTGATTAAAAAACTCATTTTGTCTAGAACCTGATTTCATATCAAGTATAAGTCTTTGTTTAACTATATCAGACAAATTCGACTCCTCTATTAGTTCTGGGAGTACTGTAAAATAACTTTCTATTTGTCCTTCGTTATAATTGAAAAATGGAATTCTGTCATCAATTGTGAATCCAAATATCAATAAAGGTTTTTCACCAGGATTTTGTGTACACCATTCGTGTATTTTTTGTAATGGCTGAATTGCTATTTCAAAATTACTTGCACCACCATCGGCTAGATTAGCCCAAGGTATGTTAAGTTCTCTTCCTAGTATGCCAGGCCATGTGTTGGCTTCGGATATACCTAAATTATTTTTACAGCCTTCTGTGAAACTATCACCCGATGCAATAATATAATCAAAATTCATGCTAATATTTATTGACTTATAACTTTTAATGTTGTATAATTTAGCCATGTTTGACGATTCTATACAACGCATTGGTTTCTGTTGCAAATATCTGGACCCGGATCAGACGCAAAAGCCTAAGATCCTTAAGGAGATACAGCAGAACTACACAGAAAAGGTAACTACTGTAGCATGGTGTAAAAGGCAGGAGAAATCTGTTGCCGAGCAACGTATGTTGGATTTGATAGAACACAACATGCAGAGTGCATACAACCTAGTTGAATGGGTAGGCAGTCTACCTGAGAACCGTAGGATGGTGAGACTTGGAAGTAATCAAATACCTATGGCTACTGAGCCAACTTATCGCTACATGTGGGACGATCCTGATAATATCAGAATGCTGGAGAAAGGATTCGCCAAGGTGGGCCAATTGGCTCGTGATCTTGATGTTCGTATTTCTTTCCATCCTGGGCAGTTTTGCGTCTTGGCTAGCGACAAACCTGATGTTGTGGAACGAAGTATTGACGAATTTGAGTATCACGTGAATATGGCACGTTGGATGGGATATGGTCAACAATTTCAGGACATGAAGATAAATGTACATATATCAGGTAGACAAGGCGCCGAAGGCATTATAAAAGCATTACCTAAATTGTCACCTGAGGCTCGCAACACTATTACTATTGAGAATGATGAGATGTGTTGGGGACTAGATGAATCACTAAAACTTAAGGACCACTTGGCATTGGTGTTAGACATACACCATCACTGGATTAGAGATGAAGAATACATACAACCCGAGGATGACAGAGTTAAAGCGGTTATCGACAGTTGGCGTGGAGTTCGCCCTGCTATGCATTATAGTTACAGTCGCGACGAGCATTTACCTGTTGGTGACAATACCCACACTGATATGCATGATATCGTGGGACTTCTTGAAAGCGGTTTTAAGAAACAGAAACTAAGAGCACATTCAGACTTTTACCCTAATGTAAAAACAAATGAATGGGCATTGAGTTTTTGGCGAGATTTCGATATTCAATGTGAAGCGAAGGCTAAGAACTTAGCCAGCGAACAACTATGGCGTCAAGCCATTGATTCTGGTTTTGTAACACAAATTGACTCCGGAGTCTGTGTTGACTGATTGGGGAACGCCGAGTTCCTTTACTATCTATCACATCTTAATGAGCGGTGAAACATTTTTTGTGTCAACTGGTTCTATAACCAATCAGTTACTTTTATTTACAACGAAACTAAAAAATGGTATAGAAACACCATTTTTTTGTTAAATATAGCATTGGAGAGTAATTAATGACCTATGTAGTAAAGGGAGAATGTGTAGACTGTAAGCATACAACATGTGTTAAGGTTTGCCCAGTGGATTGTTTTTATGAAGGTGAAAACACATTAGTTATAGATCCAGATGTCTGTATTGATTGTGCAATATGCGAACCTGAGTGTCCTGTTAATGCTATTGTATCAGATAGAAAACTTAAACCTGAAGACCAAAAATGGTTAGAATTTAATACAGAAATGAGCAAAGTGTGGCCCAATATACGCAAAGTAAAAGATCCTATGCCCACTTACGAAGAAGCCGCAAAATATACTGCTGATGAACAATGGACTAAAGTAAGCAGAATTCCATTCAAAGAAATCGACTAAATACTTAAGATTTCCGCCATAAAAAGTGGCAAAAAATACTTGACACAGTCACACTAATTTAGTATAATATGTTTATTAAAGGAGTTGGAGACATGGAAATGATAACAATCAAGTCAGTGCTACTTTCTATGCTAGTAAGTTATGCACCGTATAATGTAGACGGAGTCAAGATAGACCCCGAACAAGCATTGTGTTTAGCAACTAATGTATATCATGAAGCAAAAGGAGAGTCTTTAGCAGGTAAAAGTGCTGTTGCTCATGTAACATTAAATAGAGTTAAACATCCAAAATATCCAAACAACATTTGTGATGTTGTTCAACAAGCAAAATATTACACAAACTGGAGAGGCAAACAAACACCTGTTATAGGTTTATGTCAATTCAGTTGGTATTGTGATGGCAAAAGCGATGCAATTCAAATAGTATACCATGAAGGTAAACGAAAAGGTCAGCCAATTGGTCCTAACATGGAAGCCTGGAAACAGAGTGTGCAGGTTGCACTTTTGTCGATGAAGGGTATAACAATAGATCCAACAACGGGTGCAACACATTATTATAATCATAATATCAGCCAACCTAATTGGGGAAGTGTGTATCCTGTGACTGCTGTTTTGAGCAATCATACCTTCTTAGAAAGAAACGATTAAAACAGTATATTAAGATAAATACTCTTGTAGGAAACACAGGAGTAATTATGTACGAATATAGATGCAAAGTCTTGAAAGTCGTGGATGGTGACACAGTAGATGTAGACATAGATTTAGGTTTTGACATTGTTCTTAGAAATGAACGTGTCAGACTTATAGGCATAGACACACCAGAAAGCAGGACAAGAGATAAAGTAGAAAAACAATTTGGTTTAGCCGCAAAGAAAAGGCTAAAAGAAATGCTTGATAATAAATCAGGTCCTATTCTAAAAACTAAAATCGATAAAAAAGGCGTAGACATGAAAGGTAAGTTTGGTCGTATACTAGGCGACTTTACTGTTTATCATGCACCAACAGATTCTTGGAGAATGGTATCTGAAATAATGGTAGAAGAAGGACATGCAGTTGCATACTTTGGCGGCAGTAAAGAAGAAATACAAGACAAGCATATGGCTAACCGTAAAAAGTTAATCAGAGAAGGTCTTGTTAACGTAACTTTAGAAGAAGCCGGAATTCAATAAAAAATAGGTTGACATTTTATAACTATTCTGTATAATACAAGTTTACAGGATAGAACTATGCTTATTGAAGTTATTAAAGAAAACGAAGTTGTTAGTTGCAGACTTACAACAGGCGAAGAATTAGTTGCAAGACTAAAAAAAGATAAAAGGGAAGACGGTTACGTTGAACTTGATACGCCATTGATTGTAGGTAGAAGTGCAGAAGGCTTCGGACTTATGCCATACATGATGACAGTTAATCCAGAATCAACAATATCAATTAAAATGGAACATATTTTAAGTATGGCTAAGACTAATGAAGAAATAAGTAAAGGCTATACAAAACAAACATCAAAGATTGAAACACTATGACAAAAAGATTTTATTCAGGGAAAACTTATGCACATAATACAGGACATTCATGTGCATTTAGGCAATGGAGAGCAGATAGCCATTGCAATCTAATCCATGGTTACGCATTACAGTTTGAGTTTCTCTTCGGAGGAGAAGAACTTGATGAACGTAACTGGATAGTGGACTTCGGAGGATTGAAGCCACTTAAAGAATGGTTGAAATATATGTTCGACCACACATATCTACTTGCAAGTGATGATCCAGAGTTTGAAACATTTCAAATGTTAGCAGACAAAGGATTAATTGATTTAAGAGTAGTTGGAGGTGTTGGCTGTGAAAGATTTGCCGAACAGGCATTTGATGAAGCAGACAGGATTGTAAAGGAACTGACTAATGGCAGGTGTTGGGTACAGAAATGTACAGTTAGAGAACACGAAGCCAATAGTGCTACAGTTGAACTTGCAGACCACCAAAAAATGCGTTTCTTAGAAGACGTGCAATAAATCATCAAGTATGTATAACTAACAGGTCCGTGAAGCCTTGGGACGCCTAGATTTGCAATAAATGAGATATATATGATATGAAAAGAGTTGCTAAAGAAAAGAGGTACTGACGAGTACCTTTTTTTATTTGTAGTCTACTCCTAGTTCTTGCCAAAAAAGTTTTTGATAATCCAGCCTATCAAAGTTTAAAAATCTAATCCAATTCTTTCTGCATATTCGTTGTAGTTCTTTTGTTTCGAATGTGTCTATGTTTTCGATTATATCGATAATATTGTCGTTTGTACTCGTAAAATCATTGGTATGATAATCGCCAAATAAACTTCTAAAAGTATCAAAACCTAGTTCTTCTAATCTGTCTAATTGTGCAACATTGCAATTAACAACAAAAGGCATACCAAACACAATTGGCTTCCAAGTTTTTTCTGTGATAGGCCCCATCATAAATCTTTCGTCTTGCCCATCGAAAACACAATGAGTTTCGTGTGCTACCCAAAGTTTTGAATTCCATAACCAAGGTTTAGCAACAAATCTATCTTTTAAATCATCATCTGCAATATCTTCTACTTGATGCTCATCATGTTCCATTTCTTTATAATCAAATCCTCCTATGTAACCTTGGGTATGTAATTTTTTTTCATTTATTTTTCTATAGAAGTCTGTTCTATGAATTTTATGATGCCCTAATAATGCAATAAATTTATGTGACTTTAAATCCATACGTGAAATATTTTCATGAATAAAGTCTTCATAATTGTTACACCAAGGTATCCAACGTTTGTGATGTTCTTGTGCCTCCATATAAAATGAATGTACGGATACACAATTTATTCCTTCAATTTTACATGCATTGTCTCTTACAAGTATACCATTTTTTGCTAATTTTAAATCTTCTAATACAGTTATGTCATCTACTTCTTGATTTAAAGTATTAACATACACAGGAAAACCTGTAAACCATGCTTCAGTAAAATTTGTAACAATGATATTTTTACCTTTAACCCAACTTCTATCTTTCAATAATCTCCAATGTCCTACAGTAATTTCTAAGTATGCATCTTGTTCATAATTACCATTTAAAACATCTTCAAAATCTATGCAATAGTCTTTTAAGTTCCATGCTTTTGGGAAATTATGCATTTGAGTACATGCATTATGCAAAACATCTTGGTCAGGTTGGCAGACACTTTTATCTCTTGCAATATCATATCTAAAATAATTAGATAATAATGTAGAATCAAAGTAAGTGTCGTTAGAAAATTTAATAGGAAGTATCATTATTTTTGTGCATAACCATACTTCTCAATTAAACGTATTGCTTCATCATGAGGTATTAGTTTTCTTCCAGGGTTCTCTGGAAATACACAACACGGCTGAACATTATAAAAAGTGTCTTGTTCTGTACACCAAGGTCTCTGCCAATAGTTGCCATCATCGTCTTTTTCTATCATCATATGAAATTCGTCGTTTTTTAAGACTGTAGTCATGTCTTTTCCTATTTGTTTACTTGTGGGTCTTTGTAGTCTGTCTAAATATTCACCTTTTCGGCTTATACCAAATACTGGAAATTCTTGATTCCACCCTTTACTTACTTTCCATCCATGTTGTTGCCCTGGGTCATAATCCCACATGGGTTTATATGTGCCGACTATATCTTTATAAAATTGACTTAACCATTGTTTTTCTTCTTCCCATGGATCATCATTTTCCATTCGTACAAAAACATCTACCAGTTCATCGTCTACAAATTTTTTAATTTTTCTACCGCCAGCATAGGCTATATAGTGTAAATTTTCAGTGATTTGAAGTTCTAAGTAGTTTTTATCAGTGCGGTGTATCCAAGATAGTTCCATAACTAACTATTTATTCAGATAAATACTAATTACTATGTTGTTTGGTCTACTAACATTATTCACAGCCCTCGCCATCGCCGGAGTTGCGGCATGGTTTAGTATTGCTGGACTTATGGCTATTTTCAGTGCCTCAGCATTGCCTATTGCAATAATGGCAAGTACATTGGAAGTAGGAAAACTCCTCACGGCT